AGAAACTATTCAAAAACTTTCAGACGAACTTGCTAAAAACCCTAATGCTTTTAAATCTATAAAAGCTTCTTATGAAAACTATGTAAGAAATATGGGTATTCAAGAAGATATGGATGAAGCAATAGATGCTAATGATATATTTTCTTTTAAAAATTTAGAGCATGACCAGTTCTTTTCTTATGTAAGGAGTAGAGCTAAAGCAGACATGTTAGACATGGTTGTAGCAGACTTGAAAGCTATGACTGAGATGGATTTAGAAACTTTCAATAATGAGTTTAGAGTAGAGGGTGTTACAGACTTTACAGAGGAGACTAAGAAAGATATGATTCATAAAGCTTTTAGACAAGTTAAAAGAATAGAAGAGCATTCAAACACAGTAGATACTCTTTTAGATAGTTCTAAAATTAATAGTAGAGCTGGAGAAGCGGTTAAAGAAACCTTAATACACGCTGCTTCTACTATGGTTAATACTGAACTTAGAGAAAAAGAACTAATAGAGAAGTTATCAGAAATTACTAATTTAAATGAAGCGGAAGTAATAGAAATTTCTAACAGAGCTAAACATTCTAAATATTCTAAGCCTTTACTTGCACTATTAAAGAAAGGAAGAACTCAAGAACTTACTAAAGAAGAAACTAAAGAACGTAATAAATTAGGTAATAGACTAGGTTTAAAAGTAGCGCAATTAAATGAACTTTCTTCTAGTGAAAAAGCATTAGACTATAACGCTTTAAAAGACCTTGAAGGTACACTTAAAGTAGAAGCTACAAAAGAAGGTGCTAAAGTAGGTGTAGACCAAGAAGCTTTTATGGAAGAAGCTGGGATTATGTTAAACCAATGGAAAATAAATAATCCTACTCAAGCTACTCTTAAAGAAAAAGAAGCCTTAGATTTATTATTAGATATTGCTAAACTTAAAAACAGAAGAGAAGAGTTTATTGATTTATATAATTTATTGGTTACGCCTAAAGGAGCAGCGGCTTTTGAAAAAGCAGATACTGCAGCTAAGAAAGTTCTACGTGATAAACTTGCTAAAGAAGCTAAAAATGAAATGGATGAAATTTTAGCAAACGCTGAAACTGAAGCAGAATTAGAAGCTGCAAGAGAAAAAGCTGAACAAACATCTCCAGAAGCAGTAGACGCAGTAAACAAAAAGATTGACGATAAAGCAAACACAACTAGAAGAAATGTACCCGCTTATGATAAAAATAATATCATAGAGTCTTTAAAAAGTAGGTACGAAGATAACCCTGAATTATTTGAAAAAGAAAAAGAAGAGTTGTCTTCTTTATTAGAAACTCATTTTCAAGCAAGAGTACTTCCTAGAAATAAAAAAAATAAAGTTATTCCTGTGAATACTTTTATTTCTCAGATATATGAACAAAGTATTTCTTCAGCTAGTGACCAAATAATGCCTATTATAGAAGAATATTATGCGAATGTAGAAGCAGAAATATTAGAAGAAATAGAGTCAGAAGAAACTCCTTCAGAAGAAATAGAAATAGTAGATGATAAAGAAGGTAGTTTTTCTTTAGTTCTTGGTACACAGTATAAAGACACTGAATATAGTAACCCTTTAAAAAGTACTGGTTATCAATATAAAAGAGATAAAAAGGGTAACTTTACAATGGAGGAAGAAGAAAATCCTTTTAATATAGATTGGGACCATGTAAATACTGAAAATTTACAAAAAGGAGATACTATTGAGTTAGAGGTAGACACTGAAATGCTAAATTCTCCTTATATGCAACGTGTTATAAAAGAAGGAAGATTAAATGAAGCCTTACCTGTTTCTTTAGTACACTATGATAAAGAAGGAAACAGACATGTAGTAGGAGCACTTGCTGCTTATAAGACTTCTAGAACGGCTCAAGGTACTAAGGAGGCTAATGAGTCATTAAAGACTATTAGAGAGACTATACTTAAAGATTTAGGTAATAAAACAGGTGTAGTTAAAACTGAGTTTTCTACTACAGTTAGATACAAAGAAACTGGAAGAGTTCATATAGATAAAAATATTAATTCTTTTAAAGAAGCACACGCAGTTTCTGAAACATTAAAAGAAGGTGAGCCTTTATTATTTGGTATAGGAAGAAAAAGAGTAGACTCTATAGTAATTGAAGTGCCTAATAGTGCAGTAACTGTAGAAGCCGTTAAAGGAGCTGTTGCAGGGGCGGTATATGCAATTAAAAAGAATGCTTCAGGTTCTTATATTCCTGTTAGAGTAATGACTAGAAAAGTCAATGAAGAAGAATTAGATGAAGTTGGTGATTTACTAGAAGAATTTAATGCTGTTGAAGCAGGAGACAACCAACTAGATGAACAAATAGCAATTAAAGAAAAAATAAATAAAATAGTATTTGCTGATATAGTGCCTGCTAAAGGTAAGGACGGAATGTTCTTGGTTAAAACTTTTATTAATGGTAAAAAAGGATATACAAAAGCTCTTGATATTGACGGTCTTTTAGATTTCTTAGAAGATAAAAGAGCACAAGTAAGTATTAAAGAAATAAATACAGAAGACTATAATGAATCTATTGATGGAGACAAAGTAAAAACTTCCTTATCTGTTGGTACAACAATGCATTCAGTTCCTTTTGTAATGAATGCTATAGAAGGTAAAGATACTCCTAAGCGTAGGGCTAAAAATTCAAACACAACTAAAAAACAAAGTGATGCTAGTGCTGCTTTTGGACAAATAGAGGGAGAACTTGACCCTGAAGAACTTAAAAGTTTAGCTGCTAAAGAACATGCTGAAGAGTGGGCTGACGGCACTAAAGATAAATATAGCAATAAAACTAGTCCTGCAGATAAAGCACCTATTAGAAGAGGAACTAAAGGTAAAAAAACTAAAAAAAGTAAAAAACTAGGTAAACCTACAATAAGACATAAAATAGCTGTAAAAGACGGTAAGTATAAAAAATGGGATAAGGCTAAAGCAACAGCCTGGATGAAAAAGAATTTACCTAATGTTCCTATGCATGTAGTAGAGGATATTAGTAATATTGCTGATTCAGGAGGAAAAGAGGCTTGGGGTGTATTTAAAAATGCAGCTACGTATATAGCTAATAATGCAGGACAAGGTACAGCTTATCATGAAGCTTTTCATGCAGTATTCCATTTATATCTTAATGAAAAGCAAAGAGAAGCTCTTTTAGTAGAAGCACAAGCTCAATATGGACTACAAACAGAAGTAGAACTAGAAGAGGCTTTAGCTGATGATTTTGCAGAATATGTACTTTCTAACACGCCAAAAAAAGGATTAATAGCAGGAATTAAAAGGTTATTTAAAAATTTAGGTAGATTTATTAAACAAATAACAGGCAAAAATTCTTCAGGTATTAATGATTTATTTAAAGCAATTAATGAAGGTTATTACGGTAGAAATTCTTTAGGAAAACTTCGTAAATCAATTCCAACTTTTAGCCCTGTAACAAGATGGAAAATCCCTGGTATGTCTCCTGTTGAAAAGAGAGACAGAATAGATATGCTTAATACTTTTGTATTAGATGCTATTGAAGACTATGCAAAGGCTAATCCTACTATGACAGATGTTGAGATTATTAAAGCAGTTTCTTTGCATGAATTATACTTAGGAAAAGATGAAGACAGTGCTTATAGTCAACTAGAAAGTTTATTAGAAGAGGTAGAACAGGATATTGCTGCTTTCCCTGATAACGCTGAATATAAATATCAAGAAGACCAACTAACTTTAGCACTAAACAACTTAGCAGTAGGAGAAGAAGTAGATGGTACTTTAATAGGAGGACCTCTTTTAAAAGAGGCTGTTAATTCTTTGCGTAAATATGGTATAAAAGCAACTCTTAAACACAGTATAGAAGAAGGAGAAGTACAAGAAGGAGAAGGTTCAGAGGTAGATGAAGATATAACAGAGTCTTTTGAGGCTTGGCAAGTAGGTAGAGCAAGTCTTTCTACTAAAGATACTACCACTTATAAAGTAAAGAATTTTTTAGCTAAATTAGATGCTGTTACTTTAAATGAAAAAGGTGAATCAGTAGAAGAACTTGATACTCTTGGGTATCCAAAACGTATAGCATTTGATGAAGCTTTTAACACTTTAAAAAATAAACTAAAAGAACACACCACTATAGAAGAGATGGTAGAGACTTTAGAGAGCATGGTTAAAGCTAAGCCTTATGCAAGAAAAGTTATAGATTTAATAAGAACAGATAAAGAATTTAAAGCAGCATTCTTTTCTACTATGGCTACACAACAAGTAGAATATCTTTTATTACAAAAAGAAGATTATAGTGGGAAAGGCGGTTACGTAACTAGACATAATTTTATAGATTCTAATAGACGTAATCCTCATATAACTTTAATATCTGAATGGAATAGTTTATTTATACTAAATAATCGTAATAATAAAAATCAATTAAGTGTTGCTGCTAAACATAATGTTACAAGTGCTCAGAAATCTATAGAAGGAGCTTTAAGAAAAATAAAGAATGAAGGAGAAGTGAGTAATAATCATGCTCGTACTATCGCTTCTAAATTATTTAAAGTAGGTATAGCAGTTACTCCTGTTGAGATTAAGTCCATGTTTGCAGAGAAGAAAGAAGATGGTATTGTTATAAATGCTGAAGATGTCTTTGCTAGTTATTTTACAGGAGAAAATGGTATTTTAAATACTGTATTTCCAAGTATATTAAAAGGCAATAATCCTTTTTCTATTAGTACTCAAAATGAAACAAAAGCTTTAAAACCTTTTGTACAAGCGGCTATTGATAATAGAGATACTTTAAGTGAACAGGCTCTTATTAATGTAGAGGGTAAACAAGTATTTGCTACTGTAGCACCTAATCATATTTCTAGTTTAGTTTATAAACTTAAAGGTAAAAATTATAAAAATGTAATTGATTTTTACAAACAAGATAAATTTTATAAAAGACACTTATGGTTAAAAGAACTTTCTAAATCTAAAGAGAATAGAAACTTATTTCAAAGAAAAGTTCTTGATGGGTATAAAGAAAAAGGTGCAGATACAGGAGTGAGATATAGTAAAATGTCTGACTTTGAAAGAAAAGCTGCAGAACTTAATCTTTGGTCTAACGAGGGTAACAGTGAATGGGGTTATTATGTATCTCCTATTTTAGCAGATGCTCCTCAAATGAATTTAATTTCTTTTAAAAAGTATACAATCGAAGAGTCTCTTGAACATTTATATCAAGTAGCACTTCAAGAGTCTGAAAGAATAAAGAAAGTTAAAGAAGAGCAAAGAACTTTGCCTGATAATAAACTTATTTTAAACTATCATTACTCTGGAGAAAATAAAACAGGAAAGCCAGGAATATCTGCACAACAAAAAGCAGATGCTAAAGGACTACAATTTCATTATTTTGAAGGGCTTGAAAATATAGCTATTAGCAATAAAGAAAAAGTTAAAGAAGTTATTGCTAAAAATATGGCTAAAGAAATAGAAGCTACTACTAAGCAATTAAAAGACTTACGTATACTTTCAGAAACAAAAGGAGCTACTTATTTTGAATCAGGTGTTTCTTCTTATTTTGGATATAATAATCCTGCTAAGTTTGTAGAAGCTTATACTTATAATAGTACTTTAGCTAATATACAAATGTTACAATTATTTTCAGGGGATTCTGCATTTTATGCAAATGATGAAGATTTATCTAAAAGACATAAACAAATAACTAATCCTGGTAATATTTTAGATGTTTCTGAAATGGATTCTGCGACTTATAAAACTATATATTTTCAAGATGAAATAGCTAAATCTAAATTCTATGATGAGTATAAAAAAATACTTAAAAACTCTATTCACTCAAAAGCTATATTAGCTCAATATGAAGATGTAAACGCTACTGATGCACAAGCTTATATTTCTTTAAAAAGATATAGAAGTATACGCAGAGGAATGGGTACATGGGGAACTAAAGAAGATGCAGCATATGCAGATTTAGAAGCAGGGGTAGCTACTGAAGAACAACTACAATTAGTTGCACAGCCTATTAAACCTTTTATGTACGGCAAAACTTTAAATAATAGTACTATAGTACCTGTACAAAATAAAAACTCTGAATTTTTACTGTTACCTCAAATGGTTAAAGGTAATAAGAAACTAGAGACTGTTTTAGAGATGTTTGAACAAGGTATAAGCTCTGTTCAGTTTGAATCTGCTGTTAAGGTGGGGGCACATAATATAATGCCTTTAGAAAGTGTATTTAAAGAGGGTGTTGATATTAAAAAACTAGTTGATAAAAACTTTGTTGAATTAAATAATGAAGACTATAGAATACAGTTAGCAGTTCCTGAGCATCACGTAGATACTACTATTACAGTAGGTACTCAAATAAGAAGATTAATTTTAGCAAATTTAGCTAAAAAAGATTATGAGTATAATATACAAGGAAAGAAAGTAAAGTCTCAAGATGTTGCTAAGTTATTTAATGAATTAGTAAGTGCTAATGTTATTGAAGAATATGATGAATTAGCAGAGTTATTTAAACCTGGAAACAGAGAAAAATTAGCTTCTTTACTTGAGGATGAAATACTTGAAAGAGGTCTAGGGCAAAAATATCTTGATGCTATTGAATTAAATACAAAAGGAGAATTTGAATTTCCTTTATATTTTCCTTTATCTGCAAAAAGAAATGAGGCTTTAATGACTAGTTTATTTAAGAATAGAGTAACTAAGCAAAAAATTAAAGGCGGTTCTTTTGTACAATTATCTGATTTTGGTTTTTCTGAAGAACTTAATGTAGTGTTTGGAGAAAGAACAGATAGGGATGGAAAGAAACAAGAGTATATTAAAGAAATGGAAGCTATTCTGCCTTGGTGGTCTAAAAAATATTTTCCAACACTTGAAGACGGTCAAGTAGATATTAGTAAAATACCTGAAGAACTTAGAGAACTTATTGGTTTCCGTATCCCAACAGAGGATAAATATTCTATGCCTATTATTAGAGTAGTAGGATTTTCACCTAAAGAAGCAGGCGGTGTTGCTATGTTACCTGCTGATATTACTAAAAGAGCAGGTACAGATTTTGATATTGATAAACTTTATATAATGATGCCTGAATTTAAGGTAGATTTAAAGTTTGATGCTTTGTCTAAGTACTTACAGCAAGAGTTTCCTACTTTAACTAAAAAACAACTATCTCTTATATTAGAGACTTCTGAAGTTAATTTAGAAGGTACTGATGTGGCTATTAAACAAGCAATAGAAGATGTTTATACTTCTTTTCAAGAAATAGAATATATAGTTCCTACTAAAAAAGATAAAAAAGCTAGAAATAATTATATGCTTGAGATTATGAAGGGTATACTACAAGACCCTATTCACTCTGAAGAGATTATAACTCCAGGTAATTATATCCAGCTTAAAGACCTTAAAAAAGAGTTAAATATTCTTTCAGGAAAAGCATCTTCTAAAATTAAAATGCACATGCCTTCTAGTCAATTAGAATTATTTTCTAGAAACATGAATGGTCAAGAACTTATTGGTATTTTTGCTAATCATAATGTTAGTCATGCTATGTTACAACATAGTGATGTAAGCTTTTCTGTTCCTATGATGTTAGGAGGTATGACTAGTAAGAGTTTAAATCGTAAAGAGACTTTAAATAGTACTAAAAATGATAGAACTTTAATATCAAATACATTAGCACAGTTTTTAGCAGCGTCTGTTGATAACGCTAAAGACCCTGTACTTACTGATTTAAATATTAATACTTTTACTGCTGATGTGGCAGCTGCTCTAATAAGAACAGGGTTTGATTTAAGAACTATAGCATTATTTTTAAATCAACCTATTATTCGTAAATTATCTGCAGAATTTTTAAATACTGGGGGAAAAGAATATATGTTTGATGGTATAGCAGAAGATTTAGCTGATGAACTTAAACAATATGGGGCTGAAGATAGATTTACTGATAAAGGTCATCTTATTTATATAAACATGCAAGAAGATAGGTTTATAGGTAAAGGCTTAGAGTACCAAGGTCTTACAGAAATGCTTGAGGCAGGAGAGAATGCAGATGCTAATAGCCAATTAGCGGTACTTAGACTATTTGAATCACACAGAAGTAATGCTAAATCTTTACAAAATTTAGTAGCTGCTACTAGAGCTGATTCTAAAGGATTTGGACCTACTATAGCAAGTGCTGAAGTATTTAGAGATAAGTATGATGAAGCTATTTTGGATAAAAAATTACAAGGAGTCCAAGATTTATTTAATTCTGAAACTTATACTATGTTAAGTGCTTTTACAGAAGAAGGTATTCTTAAACCTATGGAAAAAATGAAAGAATATTTCCCATGGTTAAATATACCTTTTAAAGCTATTAAAAAAGAGTTTAAAGAAAATAAAGGTTTTGACCTTACTGAAAAAGAAATAGAGTTTATTAATTACTCTTTACTTTCTTATATAGGTTCAGGGTATGAATTTTTTCAATCAAGCCAAGAGGAAATGGAAAATATGTTATATTCTTTTCCAGCAGAGGTTATGAAAGAAATTAATAATGACCCTTATTTAAAAAATGAAAATATATTTACTAAAAACCTTGATGTAGTAACAGAAGAAGCAGATATAAGTGAAGAAGATATACTTGCTAATATAAGTAACAATGTTCCATTACCTGTTTCTTTAAGTAGATTAGAGTTTAATAATACTTCTAAACTTTCTCCAGAACAAAAAGAAGAGATAGAAGAACATTTTGAAGAACTATTAGAAAATCCTAAGTATAAAGAGTTTGCTGAAAAACTAATTAAATATTCTTTTTTAAATAGCGGATTTGTATTTACTCCTAGTAGTTTTAATCATTTAGTTCCTATTTCTTTTTTTAGTAATTTAACAGACTCTAAAGGTCTTAAATTTCAAGATTTTCTTAAACAAGAAATAGATGGTAGAAAAAATGATATAGAGGCTTACAATGATTTTAAATTATCTTTTTTACGTAACAACTATGATAGATATAACTTTGTATATACTTTAAAAGATGATATAGATTATACAGACCGTAAACATCTTAAAAGAGATTCTAACGGTACTCCTGTATCTTTAAGGGTAGACAGTAAAAATGAAGATTTTAAACTTAGTAATATATATAAAAAAAATAAAAAAGGTAAAATAATATTTAAAAAAGTAATTAAAATAAAAGACGGAGCTAATCAGTCTCTTATGTTACTTAATACTTTTACAAGTACTCCTACAGTTGCTTATTACTATCCTATGGCTAAAGCAGGTAAAAGAGGATATTTAAATGAAACTATCAAGCTTGATTTAAAAACTAGAAAAGTATTTACTGAGGCGGCTAAAAATTATGCTAAAAATGAACTTAAAGTATTGTCTTATAATGAATTTTTAAATACTTTAGAAGAGGATGTAAACATATCAGAAGAAGAATTTGAATACTTTAAAAAACATACAGATGAATATACTTCTCATTTGAGAAAAACTGTTGTAAAAGAAAATGTAATAGAATTTAACTTTGAAGGAGAAGTTATTCCTTGGCGTTCTGGTAGTGTTGAAAGTCTAAAAAACGTGTTAAAATCTTTAGGTCTTGAAGATTCCATCCATATGCAAGGCATAGAAGAAACAGAAAATAATTTATCTGCAGAAGGAAGAGAAAGATTAAACAAAATAAAAAAGAAAAACACTAAGAAAGCTAGAGAAAAAGTTGCACCTTCACAAAAAAAGATGACAACTGAGAAAGTTAAAGAAGTGTTAACCTCTAATCCTAAAGAAATAGAATTAGTAGATAACGGTTAAGATAGATATTACGAAGATAAAGATGGAAATAGATATATAGGATTATCCTCAATAGTTAATCCTTCTGATTTTAAAGACGAAGAAGGGTTATATACAGGAGCTATACCTATTGGTAATAAGTCGGATAAAATTTTAAGAAACTTTTTTGCAGGAAAAGATTTAGAATACACAAAAGGCATAGCAAAAAACTTAACTGAAGATGCTTTTAATCAATTAGTAGAAACTGCAGAAGAATATAAAAATCAGTGGAAAGATGAAAATGGAAGTTTGGACCATATAGAGTTTTTAACAGAAGGTCTTTTTATAAGCAGTAATATAAAAGCTTCTCAGAAAGACATAGATAAAGCCATAACTTCACCCAAAGATAGAAAACTTTCTTATGGTATTGCAACTGAAATGGACATGGTTGTTCTAAACCACAAAACAGGTGAAAAACATTTAGTAGATTTTAAAACTGTAAGAGTAGACCCTAATAATAAATATAAGCAAACACCTGAAGGTAAATTAGGTAAATCTTGGGATGGCAAACCTTCAAAAGCAGATGGATATAGTAAACAACAAAATGCAAGTGCTATATTAACAAATCTTAATGAAGAGATTGAATTTGATACAATTAGTTTACTTCCTATACAAGTGTGGTATCCTGAGAAAGGTCAAAGTACAGATATTGCAAAAGTATCTACAGAATCACTTGCTTTAAGTAAAGAAGATATAGAGGATGTTTTTCCAAAGGAATATGCAGACCAATTAAAATCTTCAGCACCACAAACTAGTGAGGTTGAAAGAAGAGAAGAAGGGGAGTACATAATATATGAAGATAAAAATAATAAATCTTCTATATCATTTATAAAAAATACTCTAAAAGATGGTACATATTTACAGGTTAATAGTGTAGATGTACCGTCTGAATTACAGGGTAAAGGAATAGGTATGTCTTTATATACAAATGTTTTAAATAATTTACCTACAGGGGTTTTAGGTATAGTATCAGGCACTATAATAAACCCTGCAATTAAAAAAATATATAAAAACTTAGAAAAAGATTTTAATGTTAAAAAGATAAAAAATACTTATATAGTAACTTTAAATCAACCAGCACAACAATCTAGTGAGGTTACTATAAATAATAAAAAATGGACTAAAAATTCTCCAAAAGAAAATCCTAATACTGCTTATGTATTTACAGAGAACATAAACTCAATAGGAGATACTAGAGTTGGAGGAGGCTCTGCTGTAATTAGAAATAATCCTAATGCCGTTGGTATAGTAACTAAAAAGTATTATACATATAAAGAAAATAGGAATGCTAATAATAAAGAGCAATGGAATGCTGACTTTCAAGATACAGATGCTGATTTTGAATTATTTAAGAAAGTTAACTTAGAACAATTTGCTAAATTAGATAAATTTGATTCTAAAATATTTCCAGATTCTTTTGCTAATTCTTTGGCTGCTGTACCTAATAGATTTGCGTTATGGCTTCAGAATGAATTACAAACTAGATATGGTTTAGTTACTGAAGTAAACAGTAAAGGAACGGGTCTAATATCTAAATCTGTACAACCAGCACAACAAACTACTGAGGTTGAAACAGGTGTTGTAGACTTTAAACCAGAAGATATTACAGTAAGTAATAAATTAGAAACTTTTGAAGTATTTATAGGAGGAAATCAAGAAAATGGTACGGTTGGTATTAAAGGATATAAAATAGACATTAAAAATCAACCTAATGTTAATTTAATAGCTACAAAATATCATTCTGATGCAGAAGGTACTCAGATGACAAACGGTTGGCAAGTACTTGAGCTAAAGGGAGGATTAAGACTCCCGATGACTGGAGCACCTGGAGGTGCGGTATTAAGTAAAAAAGATATTAGTCTAGAGTTACCTATTACTTTAAATAATGTACAAGATACAGGTAGTAATAAAAAAATATTAGAGGAAATAGGGTTTGATTTTAATGTGTCAAGTAGTGTTATTAAAAATGTTACTTATGCACCTAAAGGAAAAAAGAAACAATTATATACTATATCAGGAAACAAAATATTTAACTCTAAAAAAATAGAGGTATTTAAAACAGACAGTGTTGATAGAAATAAAATATTTGCTAACCTAGCGATTAAAGAAGGAAGAGCTAAAAAAGTTACTTTTAAAGGTACTGACTATATAGTAAACAATAAAGAGCAAATTATATCAACTGTAACTGGCAAAATAATGAACTGGGGACCAGAAAACGGAAATAGAAGAGCTATTTTAAGTCTTTACAATAGAAGTGAAGAACAAGTGGCTACTCCTAAACCTTCTACAAGTGATGCCTCCGCTGCTTTTGGTATACCTACAGAAGAGTTAGACGTAGATGAACTTAAGAAGTGGAAAAACATAAATAATGACTCTAACAATCCTTTTGAGGAATGTTAAAATAAAAGAATATGGCAAAGAATTGTGCATTTAATAACACAGAATCAGCTACTAAAGCGTGGTTCAGAACTAACGGTCTAATAGACAGTACTCTTAGTATTAAAAACTTACCTAAGTTTAGACAAGCTAATAGAAAGTTTAGTGTAAAAGCTAAAAAAGACTATAATGTAGACGGACAACTTTTCTTTGAAGAAGAGGGAGGTAAAAAAGCTATTCCTAATAGCGAGATGTTTAGACAAATAGATTATGCTAAAGACTATTTTGAGAATGGTGATGGTATCTATAAACAGAAAAGAAAAGTTAAAGAAGGAGTAGATGAAATTTTTGCCAGTACTCCTGAACTAGCTTCTATAGGAACAAAAGAACAATATTCTGATTATTTAGCTACTATATTTCCTGATAGCAAAGCTAAAGATATACTTACTGTCGCAACTCAAGTAGTTGTAGATACGGTAGAAGGTGTTAAAAAATTAATTAGACAAAAGAAAGATTATAGAGGAGGATATATTAGAGTATACAAAGACTTTGAAGGTTATGGCCAAACAGGTAAATATGAATCTAAAGATAAAAAAGCTGTAATTAATGTAGAAAGAAAAAACGTACATAAAAAGGATTCGTTTGATGAAAATATAGCAAAAGAAGTATTAACTAAATATGGAATACCTTTAGAGGCTGTACTTGATGTAGGGCTTATTAATGAAGCAAGAAATGAATTAAAAAAAGCTTTAAAAAGTCCTAGCAAAAGGGTAAGAGAGTCTCATACTCAATTTAGAGAGGTTTTAAATAATCATAAAAAAAGAGCTTTTAAAAAGCACCCGTCTCTTAATTCTACAAATATAAATGCCATTTTAAATGATATAAATGCAGGTATGGCAGAAGCAGGGACTGACATCTCAAGAGAAGATTATTATAAAGTAAGAAAAGAAGAAGATATAGTATTTTTAGGTACTGAAAAAGATATAGAAGGATTTAAAAATTATACTAGTGTATATAAGCAGAAAAAACCTAATAAAAATAAGCAAGAAATTGACATAGAGTTAGAGGCTAAACTTAAAACTTTTTTATCAAGTCATGGTATTTCTGTAGAGTTTGTAGAAACACTTAAAGAAAGAGGTTATGATGCAGTAGCTATTGCTGATATTGCTAATAGGCTTATATTAGTATCTAAAAAAGAAGCTGATTTTAGTACTTTACCAGAGGAGGCTGCTCATATTGCGATAGAGTTATTAGGAAGTAATAATCCAATGGTTAAACGCCTATTAGATATTATAGAAGAGACTCCTATTTATACAGAGACTTATAATGAATATAAAGACGATGCAGACTATCAATTAAAAAATAAAAAGGGTGAATTAGTTGGTCCTAATATACTTAAAATAAAAAAAGAAGCTATTGGTAAAGCTATTTCTAAGCAACTTACAGGCACTGAAACTAATGATAGGATAAAAGGTGTTATAGGTAGGATTTGGAACCGTATAAAGAGTTTATTTAAGAAAATAGATAGAAATGAATTTGTAACAGAAGTAAATCAGATTACAGGCTCTATAGCAAAAGATATAATAAGTAATAAACTAGCAGGAGATACAGCTAATTTAGTTAATGCTGGAATATACAAACAGAAAACAAATAAAAAGAAAGATGAAGCTATAGAAAAAGCTGAAAAATCTTTAGAAGTACTTAAAACACGTTTAAAAAAGCTGCAAAGAAAATTTACCCCAGAAGGAGACGTTTCTTTAATAAAAGATACTATTAAAGATGTGAAGTTTGCTATTATGAATAAACAAGCTGTTGCAGGTATAGGTTATTATGTTGATACTGCTGCTATTGAAGCTAGTAGTCTTATGGGAATTATTAATGCATATAGAACTAATAATGATTTAGAGGTTTTAAGTTCTTCTGTTTTACGTGATATAAATGATTTTATTGTTACCCATGAAAATACTTTATCTGACTTATTAGGTTTCTTTGCTGATGATGTTAATATTCAAAAGACCGAAGAAGGAAGAGCAGTATATGAAGCAGCTGAAGAGGTATATACTACTATTGCTAAAATTAAATTATTTTATAACAGAACTAAAGCTAAAACAGCAGCAGCAATTATAGAAAAAAATACTAAGTCTGGAAATAATGTAGCTGAAGAGCTGTTAAAAATGACTGATAAAGACACTTCTCCAATAAGAAGGCACTTATTAAGTATGGGGCACGCTTCTGAAGAAATTTTAAATATAGTTTATGATATGTTTAAAAAAGCTAAAAACGCTGTTGAAAGAAAAGTATTAAGCAAAGGTAAGGAGCTTTCTAATATTCATGTAGAACTGGAGCAAACAGGCTTTAAAGATTTTGGTAAGTTCTATGAAAAATATACTACAGGAAAAAAGAAAGGTAAAAAAACAGGTAACGTAGTTTCTAAATATAACAATGGTGAGTTTTATGGAGAAATGGAAAAAACTAAAAAAGCTATTACAAAAGCATTAGGTGCTGAAAACTATAACGAAATAGATAGACAGTATTTATCTGATAAAGATAGCTTCATATATTCTGAACATTGGAAGGATTTTTATAGAGAAAATTATAATATGGAAACTAAGTCTCCTTCTAATAAGTACCTAAATCCTGTATTTAACACGATTACAGGTAAACAAAAAGAGTATTACAACAAACTATTAGAAATAAAAGAAGAAGCTACTGGTATGTTACCTAAAGGGCATCAACGTAGTAAGTTCTTTATGCCTCAGATAAGAAAAGATTTACTTGACAGATTAAAGTCTAAGGAACAAGGAATATTTTCTAATATAAAAGAATTAGTAAAAGAAACAGGTCTAAGACAAGAAGACGATACTGAATATGGGGACAGCGAACTGACTAAAGCAGTTCCTATTCATTATAATAGAAAGTTAGATGATATGACTAACTTGACTGATGATATTACTAGTATGTATGTAGCTTATTACAACATGGCAGCAAATTTTGAGTCTAAAATAGACTTAGCAGATGACATGTTAATAGTAAAAGAAGTATTAGGGGAAAGAAAGTATAAAAAAGGAGAAGTTCAAAAAGAAGGTATAGAAACTAATACTTATCAAATGATGGATGTATTTTTAGATACTCATTTATATGGTAAAAAGAAAGTTGCTGAATCTCCTATGTCCTGGAGAGGTAAAGAAATTATAATTAAAGGCAAACCTTTGTATTTAAGTAAAATACTAGACTCTTTTAACTCTTATGTTAGACGTAATAACCTTGCTTTTAATCCTTTTACTCATACAGCAAATGCTGTAATGGGTACTGCTTATAACAATATAGAAGCTGTATCAGGTAAATATTTTTCTTCTAAAGATAAATTATGGGCAGATAAAGAGATATGGAAGAATTTACCAGCTATTGTGTCTCAAATAGGTTCTAAAAAGAAAACTAATAAAGTTGCACTTTTATTTGAATATAATAATATCAGTAAAAGTACTACAGATGTATTTAAAAATATGAATACTAAAAATGCTTTTGGTAGAGCATTATTTGATTCAGGAGTTTACAGCACTTATGAAGTAGTAGATTATAAAATAAAAGGAAAAGTAATGCTTTCTATGTATCATAGTTATAAATTTATAGACGGCCAATTTATGACTAAAAAACAATTAACAAATAAATTACAAAATAAAGAGGCTGTTGAAGCTAAATGGGAGTCAACTAGTACTACTTTATATGATGCTTATGAAGCTGTAAATGGTGTAGTAAAAATTAAAGATAAATATAAATCTGCAATTAATATAGAATTAGAAGATACTATTAAAAATACTACTAATCAAATAAATGACCAAATAGATGGTAAAATATCAGACCTTGATAGAAGTGCTTTTCAACGTAATGTATGGGGGAGGTTAATCCTTACTCACAGGGGGTGGCTATTATCAGGTGCTGAAGCTAGGTATAAAGATAAAGGATATAATTACTCTACAGGACAGATGGAAGAAGGATATCATAAGACTTTCTTTAACAAAGTTATTAAGGGTCTTATTGCTAATAAAGGTAACTTTACAGCAATGGCTATGAGTAATCTAGAAGATTATGAAAAAGAAAATGTTAGAAAAGCTTGGGCAGATATTATATTTATTGCCGCTTCTTTTATGCTAGCTAATTTATTGAATAATCTAGCAGATGATGAAGATAAAAAAGATGAATGGGGATACCAATTTGCTGCTTATATGGGAACAAGGGTAGAGTTAGAAGCAGGAGCTTTTGTTAACCCTCGTGAGGTATTAAGTATTTTAGAATCACCTGCTGCAGGTATTAACCAAGTAGAAAGTATTATGGATGGTTTAGGTATGATGTTTTCTTATGATGATGAAGGTACATGGGGTCCAAATGTAGAAGTAAGTAGAGGTACTTATAAAGGGTATACTAAACTTGAAAAATTACTAATTAAAAGGTCAATGGCTAAAAACTTTTTTGAATTAGGAGACCCAAGAAGTAAAAATACATACTTAAAACAAAAAATATTGTAGACTCATAAGGTGTAAAAAAAACATAAAGTAAAAACAAAGAAAAACAGAGCCCCAATTAAGGGGCTTTTGTTTTATTCTTTAGTAAATGTCCTGACTATATACTCTTTTTGTTTCAGTATTAGTGAAAAAATCATAATGATTGTCTATATCAATTGCAGTTTTAAAACTTTTTAATGACTTATTTCTTAATGCAAGTTTATATTTTAAAGTATATCCAAAAGCGTGCCCTACTCCTGAATAACGGCCTATAATACCATTAGTGTTATAAGCTTTTATAAACCTTTTAATAGGGTCTTTTTCTATTAAATCGTATAATAAAGTATTAAAAAATAAATCTAAATTTATATTATTTTTTTCCCAAAGCATTCTTACCATACAACAAATAGCTAAGTCTTTAGCTCTATTTCCTGTAGTTTCAAAACTAACAATGTCACGTCCGCCCCATTTAATAGGATGTATTTCATTAATAAATTCTATATAGTCTTCTGCATATGTTTCAGTAGGTTCACACAGTATGTCAAATATTTTTATTATTTGATAGTCTTGAGGACTGTCAGGAATTTCTGCAAAACAAGCTACTTCATGTTCGTATACTATCACTTCCCCCTTACTGTTTAATACCTCAAAATCACAACAGTTATCTTCGTAATCTTCTCTCATTTTTTTATAATTCTAATGTATAAATTCTTTGTGTATAACTTCCATCTTCAGCATGTCTGTAATTACTAAATTCTAAAATACACTTAAAACCTAATTCCTTAATAACATTTTCAAAACAACCATTATAAAAATCTTTTCCTACAGTACATTGTATAACTCCTATTCCACTATATTCCTCTATATTTCTATCTTTTATATCATTAATTACACTACCGACAAAGTCTTTTATATTTATTTCATCTGCAGTTATTTCATTTTCTTCTACTTGAAAGGGGCGATTTAAGTTACCTATGCTCCAACCATGCATAATTACTAAGCCACACCCTGTAAAAGAATCACTTACATTTAAAGAGTATACAGTACTTTCTGTTGAATAACTAAAAGTATCATTTATATGCCAACATTTATACCCTACTGCGTAAGAGTCTTCATCTATGTTTTCAATTGTTAATTCCATTATTATTAATTATTTGTTTGATATAAGCGTTTATAGCTTGTTGTTTAGTTGTATAATAAGTTCTATCAGGATTTTCATCGTGCATTTCTTCACTTTCTTCATCCCAACAAGACCATATAATTTGTCCAACCTCTATAACCCAATAATCGTCACCTTCATTAAAAGGGTATTTATTATTTAAAGCTACCATAATAGCTGCATTTGCTAGTACGTGTTTAAGGTGATTTAAGCCTGTCTCAGGGTCTAATTCTTCCCCTTGCTTCCATGCCATTAAATGACGTAATAAAGCTGCCTCATATCTATCTATAGACACATTTTTCCAGTCTCCAGGCGAATACTTTTCAGCCCCATAAGTCATTACTTCTCCTAAGCCTATTATTGATTCAGGAGGTATTAAGTCTAATCTTGGTTTATTTTTATCATATTTAAGTCCTTTCATATTTCATACTTATTTTTTTCTATTTATTCCATTATCCCAATCAGGCTCAGAACCTTTTTCCATAAATATCTCTATAGTAGGTTCAGATGAATTCTGTTTTAATGTCATTTGGATTGATGTATCATCTAAAATTTCATAATCACCATCAAAGTCTTTTATAAAATCAAATAAATCATTAGAAGACTCTAATTCTTTAGACTTAATTCTCTCTATTACTTCTTTTTCTTTTTCAGAAGGTATCTTTACTCTTTCCCAAGTTGTTATTTTAAAATCTATATACATATTTATTTATTTTTAGCATTCTGCATTTCTTTTATATAATCCTCATCATAGCTTTCAATGCCTTCTGCAAATCTTAAACGAGTCTCTGCATCTTCTAGTGGTAAGAGATTAATTCTCGCCCATTCATACCTTTGTTCAGTGTTGTACTGATTAATAAATTCTATTACTGCTTTGTATGTTGCTTTTATATCTGCACTTACAAGTAATATTGATAAATTTCCAATGTTATATTCTTCCCATAACTCTGTCTGATTCATCTTCTTTACTACAGACATTAACCAGTCCCAAGATTTATCATACCTAGCATCACTAGTTTTATTTTGAAGTTTATACATAGGTTTTCCAATAGCTTCTGTTAACATAGAATTTTCTTTTAATCCCATAAATTCTGCTATTAGTTTATTACCTTCTTCTTTTTGCATAATTATATTTAAAATAGGGGGTTTTTACACCCCCTTTATTATTACTATTATTCTGTGCCTTCTATTTCATCTTTATAGGCTTTTTTAGTACTCGCTACTTGTCCATCGGTAGGCATATTTTGTGACATTTGTAATTTTAACAGAAATAACTGTTGTGCATTTCTTGATGCATTTTCAAAATATTCCCACATATCATAAAACATAGCCTTATGATGTTCGTCTGTTAATTCAGACTCTTTAAGAACTACTTCTTCTGTAGTTTCTGATTTATCATCATATATAGCAAATCTATACTCTTTCTCCACTTCTGTAGTTTCTACTACTTCTTCTTTCTTCTCTTTTGTTGCCATTATTATTTATTATTTATAGAATTTCACAAGAACCTCCTGCACATGCAAGATTTTCCATTCTATTTGTGTTATCTACTTCTTCTTTAATTGTAGATAAATCTACATTTTTTACTAATTTTAATTTTTCTTCATATACTTCTTTAGTACATTCAGTAAATGGTGCGTCTTTATATACCCCACCATCAAAAGGTAATACAGAAAGTCCGTTAAAAGAATCTTTGTGTTCCCACATCCATTTTTTAACTCCTTCCCATTCTTCATCTTTTATATTAATAGTTGCAGAAACATTATTAGTATTATCTCCACTTATATGACCTGTTTTTACCCATTCAGTATTAAACTTCTCTATTCTGTCTAAAAACTGCAATGCAGTCTCTTCATCTCTTAGTATAGAGCCTTCAGGAGCTTTAATAGGAAATCCTATAACTGCTGAGGTAGGGTCTTGGTCCATAACTTTTATCAAATTTGGGTGAGTGCTTGTAAAGTAATTATACACGTCATCTCCAACCATGCATTGTACATTTCTAATATAATATTTAGAATGCCAAGCGTGTATACCAGAACTTGTTCCTAATATAGTACTTGTAGTCCCACTAGGTTTAATAGTACTTACTCTTGCACTTGGGTTTATACCTATTATATCCGCTATTTCAATATTAACTGTAACAGCTTTTTCAACAGCTTCTTCTAAATTTAATTTTAAAGTTGCTCCAGAACATATGCCTGTCATTCCCACCCCTGTTAGAGCTTCTTTTTCAGTAGTTCTTTTCCATACAGGTCTTAGGTAATGAAAATCAGTAAAACCTGCTTGTAAAGTACCAAAGAAAGCAGCTGCTTCTGCTCTATTATTTAAATCAAGTTGGTCTCTAACATTAGAACCATTAATTTCAGTTAAATTACAAAACTGAAAAGGTCTTAGAGCTATTTCACAACAAGGATTAGTACCCCATTCTTTATCATTAGTAAAATAAATACCAGGCTCTCCTGTTTTATTTTCTTCTACCATTGAAAATATTTTATCAAAGAATTTTTTTGTTACTCTATGCCTAAGAACTACTGCTGAATTATTAGCCCTACTTCTTTGTGGGTTTAAATTCCAATATTCTCCTTTTTTACAAGTAAGCATATTATTATCTCCCGCAGAGAAAAGTGCAATAAGTGCGGCTCTACGTATACCTCCTGCTAATACTGCATTAGCTATAAAACAAATTATATCATGCACTTCTAAAGTTGTTAAATACTCCCCATTCTCCTTTCTATCTAATATAGTAGTTATATTAAATAAACAAGTTTTTAAAGGTTCTGGTCCAGGGGCTTTACCTCCCGCTGTTAACAATCTTTCTCCTTTTGGCCTAATAGCTGAAAAATCAAATCTAGGAGCAGTTTCTCTTTTACCAAAATAAGATTTCATTAAATGTTTTACTGCATCTGCCCAACCTTCAATAGAATCAGCTATTATATATTTTTGTGAAGAGGTGGGTTTCTTTATTTCAGGTAATTTAGTTACATGATGTTTTTGAACACTGTATCCTACTCCTGTTCCTCCTAATAATAAAAACATAACCTCTGAAAAGGCTCTATAATCATCTATTGGTAAATAAGAACAATTATAAATTCTTGATTCATTTTTTGAGATTGCTTTTCCTGCAAATTGCAAAGCTCTCATAGAAGGTAATATTTTCTTTTCATATATAAATGATGAGTAACTATCAATATCTCCTATAAGTTTAGGATAATTATCTTTCATCATTTGTACGTATCTATCTACATTCTCTTCATAACTTTCTCTTCTTTTTTCTTCTGCTATATATCTAGCATATTTATTAAAATGTACTACGCCACTTAAGGCTTTTGCTCCACTATCCATTCTTCTCTTTTTTTTTAAATATTTTCATCTCTTCATTATATACTTCTTCATATTTATTAGGCATATTACCTATCTCTTGCTTTCTGTCAATTTTTTGACCTATAAGTTTTTCCATTTCCACATATTTATCCTCTGCTCTATAAAGTACTTTACCCACCTCACTTCTCATTCCTAAATTATGAAATGATAATACATGTCTTTTGTATTTATCTGTAAACTGTGAGTATTTTCCTTTTTTAAATTTAAAATAATTTTCTTTACTATATTTAGGTAAATTAAATACATACATAGTGTGTATATCATCACACTTATAATGATAATGATATAATTCATTGTTTTGTAATGCATTTTCATAAGATTCTACCCATTCATTTTCTTTATCTAATTCATATAAAGCAAAAATCTTATCTTTTAAATCAGGTTTACTATTATCTCCTATAAAGCATTGCTTTAAAAATTTAAATTCCTCCTGCATTTCTCCTAACATAGGAAGTATATATGTGAATGACCTATTCTTATCTCTCTCTATATCAAACTTCTCTTTAGTCATTTTTTATTATAATTGTATAATAGCCCCTTTTTCTTGGTATTCTACAGGTAAGTTCCAATTATTACTTTCTGTATGCCATATCCATCTATCAACTAAATCATCAATTTCTTTTTTTCCTGTATCTATCCATTTTTTATTAAACTTATAAACAGCACAGTCATTAGGTGTGATTGTTTCTATTGCTATTATTATGTGTTGTACTTCTATTTCATCTATATTATATTTTTCTTTTGTAAAATGTTTTATAGCTTCTTCATAGTATGCTTGTTGTCTATAATAACCATAAGATATATAAGAAGCCATAAAACCTCTAAATATATAATTCTTTAAAACATTATCAGTTTCTCCTATTTTTAAAGGCAGTCTAAATACATTTTTAGAACTTGTTTTAATGTCTATATTATAGGCAATTTTATTATCTACGTCTACAACTAATCTATCTATTTTTCCTTTTCTTTTAATTTTATCTTCCCAAAAGATTTCTACTTCAGAGAATGAATTTTCTTTCTCTTGTAGTAATTTAAATGCTTCAGGATTATTTGTAACTGCATTTACACATTTATCAACAGTATATTTAGTAGCTTTATCTAAATAAATAGCATCAGGATTACTTTGACGTTCTTCTATATATGGTACACCTTCTTTAATAAATTTTATTTTTACAGTGTCTTTTTTCATTTTATACCCTGATAATTCATACGCATCTTCAAACTTAGAGTCAAAACCTTCTAAATTAGATTGTAAAAATTTATCACAAAGTACTCCCATTAAACCACTAGGTTTGTCTATATTAGAGACAATAAATAATTCAGGCTCTAATAACGCCATATGAACCATAGTTCCTAATTCCATAGAAGGAGTGCTTTCTCCTGCGGATTCCATTTTATGTTTATAATATGCGGGAGACTTTGAAAGCCATCCTAACATACTATTAGAAATGTAGTCTACTCTCTTGAAATACTCTTCCATCATCTAAATATTGTGTATACATTTCCATAAATTCAGAGTATAAATTAACTCTAGATGTATAGGTATACTGTTTATTATTTTTCACTTCTTTGACAACTACATGGTCTTCCATGTGCTCTTCATATAGTAGGTTGTCATCTACTAAATCTTCTAGCATTATTCTTACAGAGTTATGCTTGTTTTCCTCCAGTGCTTTCATTAATTTAGCATAAACAGGCATAAATCTACAGATTTTAAAGACCTTTCTTTTAAAATCATTTGTATATTTCATTTATATTTTTATCCCTTTTAATTTATCTATATATAGTGGGTCTATGGCATATCTTTTACAATCTCCTTTACTCCCTTTATATATACATTCTAAAAAAGCATAATAATCACCTCCACGATACCATTTTTCTTGCCATTGTTTATAGTATATGATTCCTTCTTTCCAGTCATCAAATCTTTTATATGCTTTTTTATACCAAAACCCAAATATATTATTACTATCAAGAGAACAGTTATTACATTTTAACCACCCTGTTTCTAGTATAATTTGTTTCATTACTATATCTGGATATTTTATTTCTTGTTTTATTAATTCTTTCTTTATAGTATTTATATTATATTCTTGAGAATATGCTGTACCTATTAAGGCTACTATAAGCATAAATACTAAAACTATTTCAAACCAATATTCCTTTATTTTTTTCATTTTTTTTAGTCTTGATTAACTCTACAGTTTCTCTAACTTGTTTTTGAGTACTCGGTAAATATAATGTATATCCTTGTATCTCTATTAAAGACTTAAACATTTTCCATTTTAAGGGGAAAACATCATTAGCGTATCCTTTAACTTCTATCACCCATTTATCCTCTGTATTTACAAAATCGGGTGTATAAGTAATTGCTCTTATATTATTTGATACTTCTCTAAAAGCTTTAATTCCTTTTACTTTATGTGGTTCATAAATTTTACCATTAAAAACCTTTTTATCAAGTAAATTATATTTATGTACTTCATAATCAGAATCTATTCCTTCTTCACTAAGTCTTCTATAAGTATAAGCTTCTAACTTAGACCTAAATTTAATACCATCAACCGTTAAAGCAGTTGCATTTTTTATTTTCTGTTTAGGGTTAGGAGCTATTATATTATTTTTCTTTTTCCACTTCACCGTCTAAATATTTTTTTACTTCTTCTAAGTCACGTATATGCTCTTGATATACTTCTAATACTTCTCTTTGCCTTGCTGTTGGATTTGTAAAATTTACAAAACCATAGTCTAAGTGCTTTACTCTTATTACATTTTTACTCATCTTTTTATTATTATAGAACACTATCTATTAAGATTTTTGTTCTTTCTTTTTTATATTTTTTGTAAAAATCTGTTATATCTTTTTCAGGATATTCTTCAGGTATATGAGTATAATGTATATCATATTTAGCAGCATATTTAGCAGCACTTGTTATACCTGGACTATCGTTATCAAAGAAAATAATAACTTCTTTAAAACGCTTTTTAAGTTCTTCTACTTTGTCTTCAGGTATAAATCCCATTTCTGACCCTGGTGCACACGCTGCATACCCATAAGTATAAAATAACATAGCATCTTTAAGAGATGATGTTATTATACATAAATCACCTGTTTTAGGTAATTGATGCCAACCTTGCACTATATCTTTACCAGCATTTGTAATCCATTTAAAATTGCTATCTGGTTGAAGTATTTTATACTTATAGTTTCCATAACAATATGCAAATGCTGTATTATTTTTATTAATTTTTATATATTTTCTATTACCGTCTTTAGTTAAGAAATATCCTTCAAGTGCTTTTACTAAAAAGATATCTAATATAGGTTTATATATACCTTGTTCTGCGTAGTATACTAAATGCTTATTTTTATAAGGCATAGATACTATTTTTAATTCTGTTTCTGAGAATTCTAATTTCTCAATCTCTTCTCTATTATGTATGATAGGAGATTCTTTTATTTTATACATAGGAGATGTTCCTAAGTCTAATCTAAAATCACTATTTATTTTTTTTAATGCGTCACCATAGCTAATAACATATTTAGCCATTACATATCCAATAGGACTAAAGGTGTGTTCTTCAAAACTAAAGTCTTTATACAACCAATTACCTTTATTTTGTCTTATTCTAACTCCTGGATGCTTATCTACTCTTAATTCACTGCAAAAACTTACATCAAGTTTTTTAAAATTAGTTACATAATATTTAAATATATCAAAGCCTGTGATTTTAATGAATATATTTTCAGCATTAAGTTCTTTAAATTCACTAGTACTTATCATAATTTTTAAGTAAAAAAGGCTGAGGTATTATCCCCAGCCTTGTTATTATATATTAAAAGGGTAAATCGTTCACTTCTGTAGTCGGAGCATTTGCCATATCATCCATATCATGTTTTGGCAATTTAACCATATCATATTCATTATTAACATCGTATGTTAACTTAGAATTTTCTGCAGGCACTGTTAACCCTTCTACAAAACTTCTGAAAGGTACTTCAGCTTTCCACCAATTACCTTTATTACCAGCAATTTCTTTACCGATAAATTTCATTCTAAAGAATTTATTACCTATAATAGGCATAACTGCTTTAGCGTACTCTGTATAATCAGGGGCTTTAATACCGTCTAATTGTTCACGTACTCCTAATGCTGTTGCAAAAGATACTAACTTTTGTAATGCATATTTTTTACCCGCTTCAGAAAACCATAACGTAGTTTCTGCTGTTCGTGGGTCATTGTCTAACTCCTTTACAGGGTGAGAATTAAATATTAATTTAATCCCTTCTGTCCCTTTTTGAGAAGTTGTATACTCCATTGAAGCAATTTTACACTCACTAATACCAGGTTCAATATATTTTGATACCCTTCCTTTTTCTTCTTCTGTTCCTTCTGTTGTAATCATATTCTTCTATCTAATTTTTATTTTTTATTAATCTACGTAAATTTTCTTCCAATCAAATTCAAAATTCTGTCCTTTGAGATGTTCACATCTACTTCCACAGATTAATTCTTCTTTTGCTTGGAAATTAATCATTAATTTTTCTTCTTCTCTATACAGATACCCTATAGCATCTGCATTCGCACTAACCATATTTCTTATTTGACCAGTTAATGCTAAATCTTTGGCAGAAACCTCTTTCCCGCCTTTATTAATCATCTTATCTTTAAGATGTGCTACAAATATTACATGCTCTGCTAAAGTTTTTGTATATTCTAACATTGCTTGAAAAGCTAGTCTTAAATGTAAATATCCTGCACCATTAGGTAACTCCAATACCGATTTTCCTGCAAAATTTTTACCCATATTACTAGATTTATATTTAGCTGTAGCTGCCGATTCCGCCCAATGTTCTAATTGGGATATAGTATCTATTGCTATATACTTATACGGCTTTCCTTTTTCTTTTATTTTCTCACCTAGTGCATAAAGTTCTTTAATAGTATTGACTTTGTATTTAACAGCGTCAACAAACTCACTTCCATTTTCTAAATCTATAAGTAGACATTCATCTAATTCTGATATAAGTGTTGTTTTTCCCATTTTTGGTTGGGAATACATCACAAATGTTCGTGGGTTTCTATTTTTAACTTTAATCTTTTTACTAGGCAGAACTATTTCTAATTCTTCACTCAATTTTTCTTTTTTTTTATTTTAATAATCCTCCTACACTTCTTACATTCTCATAATAAGCATCACTCATTTCATCAGCTTTAGGCAATTCATGAAACATACCTATTTCTCCAATAAAACCATATCCATATCTTACATCATCAACTCCATAAGAGTTTTTTAACGCACTAATAGACCTAAACCTATTATAACCTTTGTTATTAACAAATCTATCTATTTCATAATCCATATGGTCATATACCTTATATTTATAAGGATTAAATAACGCCAATGCAACATCACAATCTTCATATAGATTACCAGAATCTTTAAAGTCGTCAGGGTCAGGAGTAATCTCCTTATTCCTTGCTCTTTGTGAGTCTGATAAACTCCTATTAAATTGTGAAACTACTATAGGTGAAAATTTATAAAGGTCTCTAGCTATTCCAAAATATTCAGACATTTTGTCTATAGTTTCTTTTTTACTAAATCCTCTTTCTTTTTTCACTTTACCTATATGGTCTAAAACTACTAAAGTAATTTTCTTGTCATTATTAGCTTTATAAGTTCTATCAAACTCATTAATAATTAATTTACCATTATCTTTAGCTGTTTGCTCTAATTGCTTAAAAACTCCTGTAGGGTTTTCAGCACCGTCTATTATTTTAACCACATCTGACATTTCGTCAAAATAGTCTAATGTTTCTACTATTTTTTCATATATCTCTTGTGATACGTGGTTTTTTTTAACTCCCCATCCAAAAATAGTAGGTACATCCATTAGTATGCCATAATCTTGAAATAATTTCATACATAACCATTTCCCTATTTTATAAGCACGAGGCCTCTCCATTGACCTATAGATTATCTCTAAGTCAATATCGGTTTCTCCTTTTTCTTTTTGTTCTTTAAACCATTTATAAGCTTGTAAAACATATGTATAATCAGTAAAACTAGTTTTCCCTGAGCCCGCACTTCCACCTAATAAGGTATACATGCCCTGATTTATATTTATATGCTCACCTAATTTTTTATGAGCTATAGGAATGCAAGTTACGTCTCCATTGATACCTCTATCAATTTCTTTCTTTACCTCATCTGAATAACTCATTATAAATTAATTATATTTCTTTTTTCATCTTTTAAAGTGCCTTCTTTAAGTTGTTCACAATAACTTGCTAATGTACTCATATCATTTTTCCAAATGAATCTATCTGCCATTGCTATATAAGCATAGTTATCTTTTTTCTTTTGTTCTAAATAGCATTTAGTTGCTTTTATTATTAACTCTTTATTATCAAATTCAGGATAATTGTATAAAAATTTAGCCATATTATTTATACAACCTTTTTTATCTCCTTTAAAAGGATATCCATTAGGATTCATACCTTTAGGAAATAAATCTCTATATTCTTTAATCCAGTCATTAATTCCTTTTTTATATGAATTTATAGTAGGTCTAACAAAAAAGGCACTAGAAGCGTCTTCTTTAAGTTTTATATCTTCATATTTAATAAATTTATTAATAGGCTTAGCACATCTTATAAGTTTATCTTCTATTAAATTTACAAGTGTAATTCTATAATACTCCTCTTTTATTAATTCATCAAAAAAATCTTTTTTCTCTTTTTGTAATACAGTTAACATTAATATTTCATCAGGTCTTTGTTTTTTTAGTATTAAGCTCTTTTCTGTCATCTTCACTACTATTTCCATCTTCACTTTTTTTTATCGTATCACCTGCTTCACATTCACATATTTCCATAGTTCTACCATTAAAATATACGCCTGTATCAAAACAGTTTACGCATGTTTCTTCTATTTGTTCTCCCATTATTCTAAACAATGTTTATACATATTTCTAATCTCTTCTTCTTCTGGGGACATATCATACTTTCTAGCTTCTTTTACTTGCTCTTCTGTGCATTCACATTCAAATTCATATTGAATTAAAGTTGCAACAGATTTATTATTTTCAAATTTAAAAGCAGGATGAAGTTCTTTGAGTATTTCTATAGCCCAAGGTATATTGTCTGTATTAATCTTAGTAAATTGTTTAAAAGCATCAAAACCAGGGTGAGCATTTCTACTCTCCCTAGCATTAATTTCTTTTCTTGTTTCTACTTCTTTAATTGCAAACTTCTTCTTTTTGTATTTTGAAAACATATTATATTATTTTATGTTCTGATATTTTTTCTAGTTGATACCCATTATATGGCTGTATATGATAATAATTAGAGTATATTAAGGACTCTTTTTTTCTCATATTCCAAGAACCAAAAGTATCCATATCTAGATTTACATCTGGATGTATTATACAAAGTTTATTACTCCCCATTAATCTATACATTTGATAATAAGAAGCATATTCTATACTTCTCATAGACTCTAATACACCTTCTTCACTTAAATAGTCTTTAATATAATGTATAGTATCTGAATACTCAGACTTAGCATCTACATAATAATCAAAAGTTCCATTATGAGATACTATTGCTTTATCTGTAATAACTGCTTCATCTACTAAAATCTCTTTAAAATTATCAGAAACTACATAAGGATGACAATTTTCTACATTGGTTTCACCTGCTGTTGCATACCTCATATGAACCATAAGCTCGTCTCCTTTTTGTATTTTCATTTTTTCTATTACATCTAAAGCTATTTCATAATATTTATAACCTTTAGAAAGAATTATATTTGAACTACCTTCTTTTTTTACAGCAAAACCAGTTCCATGACAATTATGTAAAGACGCAGTTTTAGCTGCATCTTTTAATTCTGCAAAGTCTAATTTTACTCCTGCTCTTTTAGCAATTATTATACACATATTATTTCTTTTTTAGTTTTAAGTAATACTTGTCTATCACTAGATTCCAATAAATCAGGTTCATTATTAAATAATTTTTGCCTCATATCAATATAAGTTAATAAAGGTTTTACATTTCTCTTATAAGTAGCTTGTATAATTTCCTCTAAAGTAATTATTTTTTTAGATAATATATCAATTTCATGATTTTCTACATAATTTACAAAGGCCATACATATAAGAGTAAAGTTTTTAATCTTAGTATAATTTAATGTACCAGAATGAAATCTGAACTCTATAGTATCTGCATTTTTATTATAACCATGTTTAGGATGCGGAGTATTTCTAACATTAAAATTACAAGGAATTAAATTTACCCATTTATATCTAAAATTATCTTCATCGTCTATATCGTTATATTTACCACAATATCTACCATAATGATGATTATTTTTTTTGTTATAAGTAGCAGTTGGTTTTTTACCGTAAGTCATTGCTTTAAATAATTCTTCATAAGCAATTTCTACTCCATAACTAGCTCCATATTTCTTAATAATATCTTCTAAACCAAGTTTTATTACATCGCCACAATAAGAATTACCTCTTCTAGTTTTAGCAACTATAGAAAACATAGATTCTTCTATTTTCTCACTTAATATATGTGCATAGACAGAAAAAGCTTTATTAAAATTAGCTCCTCCTATATGTACATGCATACCACAAGTTTTATCTACTTTATTTTGTCTATTAAGAACAGTAGTAGTACGATATAACTGATTAAAACCAGAATCTCCTTTAAGTATTCCTGTAACATATTCAGAACCTTCTACAGAACCATCCCTTAAAGAAGATAAATTAAGTTTATTAATAAAATAATCTTGAAGATTTACACAGCCCTTAGAGGTTTCTAATTCTACCCCAAAAGAATATTTAAGCCCTTCTGATGCTACATAAGTTCTAGAAGTTACTCCTAATTCATTTTTAGTTTTTAACTCGCTTCTAAGAGACTCGCCTTTTCTTTTAGCTTCTCTTTCAAGATATAAAGAATTAATTTGCATCCCTATATTATTTTTACGTTTTTTATTTTTAAAATCGTAAGCTCTCTCTTTATTACTTTTTAACAAATACCAATGCCCTCGATTACTTAAGTTAAAAAGGCTAATAATTTCTTTATCAATAAAATAAAGTCTTGCTCCAAATTCTGTTTCGCTTATATGAGGTACAAAATTTTGCCAATCAAAATTCTTCAAATAAATACTTAAAAATAAATTATTATTAAGAGTACTAAGCACATTTTCGTATATCTTATAAACATCAGTAAAATATTTTGTAATAAACTTACCTTTTTGTTTATAGATAATACCATTAACCTTTGATATATGATAAACATTACCATCTTCAGCAATAACATTCTTGTTTTTATCTATATTAAGTATTTTTTCTATTATCTCTTTTTCCATATTACTTTTCTTCTATTTCAGTTAATGAACCTATAAATTTACTTACATTAATCATAGCGTTGTCTAGACCTTCTATATCTTTTTCTGTAACTCCTTTATCTTCAAGAGCTATACTTAACTCAACTCTAGCTTCATCTAATTTATAATATAATTCAGCCATATAATCCATAACATCTTCTAATGCTATTGTATTTTCTTCTGAATCTGTAGTTGTAGATGAATCATAATACCTATAATCACTTACTAGTACTTCTTCAAAACCTCCATCACTCATATATCGTACATGTACAGTTATTTCTCTTTCAGGGTCATATACCACTTCTTCTGATATACATTTTTTATCCCCCATATATGAATCAACAGTTACTATTACAGTACCATCAGTAAAAGTAGTAGTAGTTTTACCATGTGCTGAAAATATAGTTTTAGTTTCTCTACAAACTAATTTAATACTTTCAGGCAATCTTTTTATTTCGTTCTTAATAGGACTAGTTCTAGATATAGTTAATGTGTCTGTTATTTTGCCGTCTGTAATACTATATAATTTATCTTCTTCAAAAGATTTTATATCATCACAGCCAATAGCTTTTAAAGAAGCCTCAATAGATGAAATATACCTACCTATTTTGTTGCCTTTTTTAATAATACCAGAAAACAAAGGTCTGTACTCATCATGGTACGCAAATAAAGAGCCTTTTTTCTTAAGTTCAGTATTAGTCCATAATAAAGCTGCTGCTCCTTCATAGTGGTTAAGCACTTTAAAGTTTTCATTTTTATCAATAGAAGCTGGAAATATTTTACTATCTATATCAATAGTTTTTTCATCCATTTCATACTCTCTTAATAAACCTTTAGTATTAGTTAAAGTTCCATTATGTGCTCCTACCCATTTTCCAAAAAGAAAAGGATGAGCATTAGCTGCAAAAGTACGTCCAGTACCACTAGTTGCTGCTCTTGTATGTCCTATAAATAAATTAGAAGGAGTTTCTAAATTTACTGGTAATAAATTTAAAGACACTTTTCCACTTTTTTTATGTATTCTATTTTCAGGATTAATATTTACTACATGATTATAATAACCACAAGAATCTTCTCCTCTTGCTTGATTATACATAAATAATACAGCAAGTTTATCTTTATCTGCAACATATTCTCCTGAAAAACCTAATAAACCACACCCTAAAACTGTAGAACGCTTATTTGTTATTAATGTTTTAATAAATTGCACTAATAATAGTGCTATAATAAAATTTATCATTTGTTTGTTTTATTTTTAATAATTACCAATTACCTGTTTCTATTATAGGTAATTCATCTGATTTTTTGTTAAATATATAAATACTTGCTTTACCGAATTCCGTATCTATTTCCTTTTTAAGATAAAAAGAGTGTTGAGGAGCTTCTTTATGATAACCCTCTAAACTTTCTATTTCTCTATCTTCTTTTTCTGTTACTTCGTATATCTCTAAATGAATAGCTGTATCACCATTTTCAACTACTCCTGGAAAGCCTCCTAAACTATACATAGTATATCTAGGCCCTGTTATAGTTGTACCTACATACTTAGCTCTTCCTAAAAACATATCATGGTTACTATAACCTTTTTTTAAACTGCCATATACAGCGCATAATTTTTTCATAATATTATTTTTTATTTAGTTCTTCTTTTATAGCACAATAAATATTAAAACCTTTTGCCCATGTATTTTTTATACTCTCCTCAGAACGTCTCTCAGGAGTTCTTATAACTTTATATGTCCAATGGTCTGTACCATTATTTTCATATACTATTTTACCTAGAGTAGGACAATATAATGATTTTATTTCCTCATTATCTAACATATCTAATAAACTATAAATAACTAAGTCTTTTTTATACTTATACTTTATAATATACTTCATAATATAAGTTAAAGTAACTCCTGTATAAAAAGGAATAGAATAACCATTTATATCTTTTCTAGTATCATTGTTATCTAATATAGGTAATTTCCAACTATCAGAAGTATTTTTACAAAAATAATTATTAAGTAATTTTTGTATTTTTTTTATTTTAGTTTCCATATTTATTTTCTAACATTAAAGGTAAATACTTAATATATGCTTCCATAGTTCCTTCACCAAAAGAAGGTGCACTATTAATTTCTATTATAATAAATTTAGGATTATTTCTTTCTTCGCCTTCTTCATCAGTAGCACTTTGTACTTTGACATCACAAGCTCCAAAATCAAGCCCTACAGCTTTCATTGCTTTTACACATTCTTGAACAATGTCCTCCCAATTACAAGGTTTATCAAACTTTTCATTTGTCTCTATATACCATACAGAGTTAGAATCATTTCTAAACCACCTTTCACTAGGAGGAGTATCACTCTTTAACATCTTTCTACAAGTATAGAAACAGCCGTTAGCATTAACATGTAAACGATATTCACGAGAAAAGTTATAAAACCGTTCATAGATATAACCATCAAAATTATTATTTCTTATAAATTCATTTAGTTGGTTTTGATTATCTATTTTAACCATACCTTGACCTCTAGACCCATATTTTTTCTTAGCTATAATAGGAAAAGGAATTTCTTCTTCTTCTAATAAAGTTTGCACATTGCTCCACCAAAAAGCTGTCTTAACATTCTTAGCAGTAAAACAGTCTTTCATAAGTTTCTTATTAGAACTATTACTAATAGCTTCAGGAGAATTAAGAAACTTATCACTTTTATTCCATATAGTTTTACTACCAAATCTTACACAAGCTAGTAAATGGGCTGGTACAAATATTTTACCCCTTATTCCATTATGAGAAGGATGCCTAGAAAATATTCTCAGACTCCTCTTTAACCACTTTTTTTTCATCTGTTGTTTTTAATTTAATAATTTTACACTGTTTTTTATTAACGTACATTATACCGTTATCTATTACCAAGCCTAAAATTGTTTTAGATGCTAATTTTACTACTTCTTTAACTATGTAATTTTTACCTATAATAAGTTGCCTGCCCTTTTTAAACTTTACTTCACTTCCTATTCCTATTTTTTTAGGTTTATTAGCTTCTTTTAAAAGGATAGCCATTTCCATTGGAATAAATAAATTTTTATCAAAGTTCTTTATATTTGCATAAGCACCATTATCAAAAGATTTAGAAACTGTAACAAAGGCTTTATCTTCTAATTGCATATAAAGTTTATGTAAACTTCTTGCAAGCACAGAAACTCTACCAATATAGTAATAATCTCCGTCTATATATCTTTGAATAGTTTCTAAAGCAGGTAAAGTTATTCTATCGTTAGTATATAATCTTTGAGAAGTTACTGAATAATTTGAAGTTAATATATCAATAACTTTATCATCTTGTCCTCCTCCATTATAAGAAATAACAATACTATTTCCTACTTGTTCTTTAACAGTCCAATTACTAGCTTCATATGATATCTTGTCTCCTTTACGAAATATTCTTTTTATATTAATATTTTTTTCTTTAAAATGATGTTTAAAAAATTTTATAGGTGTTCCATCCTCTTTACTATGTTCTTCAAAACCAAAAACATTATTACCTATTAAACTAATAGTATATTGATTTCCTTTTACTAGTATGTCTCCTTCATAATTATAAAGGCTTGTACAAATTATTTTTTGACCTATTATAAAATTATATGCCATATTATTATATTTTTTTAAATTTAACTTAATCAATTTCTATAAGTTTAGTTATTTTTGTAGGTACTTTAATATAAGGAATTTTAAATTTAATAATTAATTTATTAGCTAACTCTTCGTTATATTCATTAATACATTTTTGAATATCTTTAGCATCTTTTTCACTTATTTTTACTTTATCATTAACTTTATTTATAGCTAATTGAGTATTATTAAATGCCCATGTAATAAGTTCTTCAGAAGTAATCCAAAAATTAGATAAAGTTCTATATTCACATCCATACTTTTTAATTCTAAAAGCACCTGCTTTGCCATACAATTTTCTTCTGTCCCTGTCTTCATCCATAAGGATGCTAGGAACACCTAAAAATAAGTCCATCATTTTAATGAGTTTCTCTGTTATAGGAATTCTAGGTGTTTCATAACCTATATGTATATGACCAGCACTGACTCTTAAGTTAGTACTTGCAAAAGGAGCTTCATTGGGTTTTCTTGCCCATACATCTAAATCAGGTTCACAGCCAAATTCTTTAGCTTGTATAGATTGTAAATACTTATTATCAAAAGTAGTTGATGCTACTATATAAGGCTCAAGATTATTAGGAATATTTTTTTCTATATAATTTATACATGTATTAATATCTCTAACAAAACTCTCAGCATCTACTACAGGATTAAATCCAAATTCTACTGCCACATTATCTTCTTGTACAGTATGTCCTAATTTACTAATAGGTTTTGGGTTTCTTTTAGTACCTCCTATTAATCCTTCAGAAGAAACACTTTCTCCTGTTATCTTGTCTTTTAAAAAGAATTCTGGGTCTGCCCCAATTGTTACATTTTTTATCATAACTAAACTGTTTCTTTTATTTTTGTAAAATCTGTTATAAAAAATTGTTCTAATACTTCTTTAATTTTTTTAACTCCATCATGTGTCTTGTCTAAATATTCAGGATGCCCTTGTATAGCTATTGCATCAATTTTTGTATATACAACTACCTCTGGTTCTACAAAAGTTTTAGGTATTTCTATAGGTTCATCGTCCCCATTTAAATATACATCACTTTGTTTAGCTAAAGAATATGCACACATAATATAATCTTCTTCAGGTAAATTAAACGGATATTGCATTTGATGATGAGTACTTGTTATGTCACTATCATCATCTGATTTCCATTTAATTTCGTGAGTACCTCCTATACCATGTCCTGTACAATGTTGTATTAATTTACCTCCTGCCATTACACAAGTTAGTTGACTTCCTCTACAAATACCTATAATTTTTTTATTTAAAGCAATAGCTTGTTCATAAATTGCTATTTCTTCTTTATCTCTACCAGGATTAATTGAAGTATATTTACCTACAGCTTCCCCATAATAAGAAGGGTCAACATCCGCACCTCCTGTAAACATAATTAAATCAGCGTCTTCAACATTATTAACGTGATTCATTTCAGAAAGCCAATTTGCATAATTTATATCTCCTCCTACTACATAAATATTTTTATTTTGTAAAGGAAAATAATTATTATATAAATTCATATTTTTTTGTTTATACTTTTTATTTTTATTTCTTTTTGATTTTCTACTCATATTATTATTATTAATGTGCCCAAAATTCAGAAACAACTGCTTCTGCAACCATTGGAATTGTTTTACAAAATACTTTTCCTGCGTCTTCCATACATTTTGTTAATAACTTTGAAGCTATTTCTATATATTCTTCACTTGTTTCTATTACTATTTCATCATGTACAAGATTTACTATCCATACTTTATCATATAACTTTTTTTCTTGCAATTCTTTTTTTAACATAATAGCTGCAAGTTTAGTCATAGACCCACTTGTTCCTTGTATAGGAGCATTTCTTGATAATCTAGATATTTTTCCTTTTAATTTATAATAGTCACTCCAAGGGAAATCCTTTTTAATAGCAGGATTTATATTAGACCTATCTAATTTTTTCTGAAGAGCTTTATGTTCTTCAAAGTCTTTAGTAAATAATTTCCTTTTTGTTATAGAATCTATTAAAATATAACCATTTTTCATAGTTTCTTTTAATTTTCTATCAAAATAGTCTTTTTTACCTGGAAAAGCTTCTTCTAAAGCGTCAATAAATACTTGTGCATCTTTTTCAGACTTGACTTGCAAATCATCTTTAACAGTAAATGCAGAGCCACCATAATCTAATTTAAGATTAAGCACTTTTCCTATTTGTCTTCTAGGGTCTCCTTTAGTTATTTTAACAGCTTTACCTTCTATTACAGAAAATAATCTACTACTTACCATAGAATGAGTATCGCCATCTCCATTTAAATAAAATTCTACTAAAGCAGGGTCTTTACATACGTCAGCAGTTACACGAGGCTCTTGTTGGCTATAATCAGCTATAATAAGAGTATTAGCCCCTGCTCCTCTAAAACACTCTCTAAAAGGTTGAGAACCTGTTTCATCTTCCCTTGCAGGTATATTCTGTAAATTAGGATGATTACTACTTATTCTTCCTGTAGAAACTATTTGCCAAAAACTTGAATGTACTCTTCCTGTAACAGGATTAATATGTTCTAAAAATTCTAAACCATAAGTACTTACTTCTTTAGCTGTTGCTTTATAATTAAAATATAATTTTAAAAAAGGAAATTTACTTTTATATTTTCCTATAGCTTTCTCTTCACAAGTGTCTTTATCTTTCCCTGTTCTTCTATCTCTTATAACAGTATTTATCCCTAAATATTTAAGAAAAGGTATTACTTGTTTAGGAGAATCCCAATTTATATTACATTTAAATCCTTCAGAAAATAAATCATATTGTGAATTAATAAATTCAGTAATATTATTATCTAATATATAAGAATCTAAACTTTTTCTAGCTTTTTTTAAATTATCTTTATTATTAACTTCTAATTTAGACCACATAGTTTTATCTAAATAAAAACCATTATATTCTATATCAGCTAATACACTAACAAATTTATTTTCAAGCCTTAAACAAGGTTCTAAATCATATTTTTCAATCTCTTTAAGCTGTTTTTCTCTAATATCTAATAAATATTCTACATCTTTTGCTCCATATACAATTTGTTTATGTGTAAAAGGCTGTCCTTTCATTCCTACAAACTGATTACGAATACTTTTATCTAATTCTATATTTAAATATTTATTAGTAATAAAACCTAAATTAACTTCATTATTATCAGGCCCTGCAGTAAGTATCATTTCTGCTAATTGAGTATCCCATATATTAACTAGCATTATATTATGCATTCTAAAGAACTTATAATCAAAAGATGCATTCTGCAATACTTTAATAATATTAGGATTTTCTAATATTTCTTTTAAAGGGCTTATATCTGTTGTTCTAACATCTATTACAAATTGAGTGTCTTTATCTCCTATTTGTAACATAATCATTACATTTTTATGATTAAATAAGCCACTAGTTTCAGTATCTAAGCCTAATATTTTTTTATCTTTACAATATTCAACTACTTCCCCAATTTTTGAATAAACTATTTGGTCCAAAAAGTTCTTTTCCTTGTCCAAAGCAACGGGCTCTTTCGTTTTCATAGTCAGACTCTTCTGCCCTGTCACATATTTTATCATATTTTTCTTTTATAAGAATTATTAACTTTTGATAATTATATAAATTTTTTTTTATTTTATCATCTATAGGCATAAGATGGTCTCCTATTTGTATGTATTTAGTATTAATAGTGTCTACATATCTCATATTAATTAATACATTTTGACCTATTAATAACAAATCATCTTTAATTTCTATATCCTCAATAATTTCAGTAATAGTTATATTTTTTATTTTATAATAATAATTCCAAAAATCTCTAACAATAACTCCATTGCCATTTGATTGTATAAATACTATATCTTTTATATCAGAATTATTTTTATCAAAAACATTTTCTAATTCTTCTTTATAACATATATAAGGAACACATTCTTCGTATAAATCTCTTTTTTTTTCCATTTTTTTTATATAAAAAGGGGATGTAAGTTAATACACCCCCTATAACTAACAATTATACTTAACTTTCAAACAAACAAAAATTATTTTCTTAACTCTTTAAATTTGAAAGATTTTTCCAATACTCTAACAGTTCTTGCTAAAGCTTCTTCGTCTTTTATATTCTTTGAGTTAACTACTATTAATTCCAAAGTTTCCTTTGTAATTGCCTTAATTTTGGCTAAGCAGTGTGGACTGTTTTTAAAAAATCCACATTTTTCTAATTGTTTGTCTTTATAAGTTCCTATATTATAACTTGCATTAATAAACGCACTGTTTGATATTTCTGTATCCATAAGTGATTTAATAGTAACTACTACCTCTTCTTTTATGTAATCAGTAACTTCTTTATAATTATCCATCACAATGAGTTTTAACTAATGTAGTCATTTTTTTAACCTTATATAACTTTTTAGCTTGTTTAAGTGCTTCTATTTCTTTATGAGATTTTTTAACTTTATTTAAAGGTATAATTAATTTATGCCTAAGACCTGCTCTAATTAAATAAGCGTCATCTCCTAATTTTCTTTTTTTGTTTCTATTAAATATAAATTTTTTTCTCATAATTATTAGTTTAGTGTTACATTAATTTTGCTATTCTTTTTTTTTCCATTCTCCATTCCATAGTATGTACTAAAGAATTCCATTTTTGACATTGTTCCATATGTAAAGATACATTATTGAAAGCAGACCTATATGAATTACCTTCTGTCATTATCTTACCATTAGTCATATATCCAATTACTCTTCTATTTTGTAAAAAATGTAAAGATTCTTTTGGGTCTGTTACTATAACATAATCCCCTATTTCTATTTTCTTTACTCTTTTCCAATTATTTTTAACAATAAATTTGGTAACTTTTGCTTTAAATGAAATATATTTACTTTTGTCATTTATTACTATTTTCATCATCATTTTTTATAGTAGTCATACTAGCTTTAGCTTTAAAAGCTATCACTGTTTCTAAAGCAATTAAATATCCTCCTTTTACAGTTCCAGTATTATGTAAGTCAAGTAATTCTTGGTCACTTAATTTACTATACTCTTCCTGTTTATCAAAATAAGCATTTCTTCTTTTAAGATTATCTTTTTTAGTTAATCTTATTGCTTTCCCTGATATTTTTTTTCCATTTTTTCTTTTATTTTTGCTTTTTGCCATTTATTCAAATTTTAAATCTTCTAATGCATACATATTTCTTTTTTTACTTATTACAATAATATCTAAACAACACATACCTAAAGGTTCTAATGTAGTTCCTTGATAGCTATATATTGTTGAAATATGTCTAATTTCAATTAATTCTTTACCGCCATACTTACTATAATAATATACTTTATCTCCTTTTTTAGCTGTTAGTATATCCTTCATGCCATAAATTAATATAACCTATATTAGTACGTAAACCATGTTTTTTATTAGGTATAAACTCTATAGATTTACTATACAGTTCTCTTACAGGTTCTGTATGTGCTATTGCTGTATCTTCTGTTAATAAAGTATTAAATTCTTTTTTCATATCAGCTTTTGCTGATTCTTCTGCTGTTAAGTTTTTCATAATTGTTTGTTTATTATTTATTTATAGTATAAAAATAGGGGAGCCACCACAACTCCCCATATTTTAACTATTTAACTAACTACTATTGTTTACTAACAACTAGTATTTTTAATTCCTTTTCTTTTTGATAACATTATGCCATACTCTTTAGTTGATATATAATGTGATGGGGCATAATGTGCTAATGCTTTTTGTCTATGTCTAGGTTTTATATTTGCACCTAAATAAAATATTTTTCTTTTTGTCATACTAGTTAGTTTAATTAGTTAATCTCTATAAAAAGAGATATATTTAGTTATATTTAATAGTACCATAAGGTACTTTTTTACACGTAATATGTGTATTAGAATCAACATCATATGCTTTAATAGCAGGTGATTGTTCCATATCATCAAAATAATGATAACCAGGACTATCAGGATGTTTAGTGCATGATGATAAACTACCTAGTAGCACCATCATAATTAATAATATATTTTTCATTTTATTTATTGTTTTTAATAAAATCTTTTCCCCATTCATATGCTTCTTGTGGGGTATCAAAACCACTTTTACATGATTCTGTTATCCATGATTGTTTACCTTTTCTAAGTACGCCTACTATCCATTGTTCGTTTTCTATTCTTGCTAATGGACTTATTTGTAACCACCAACCATTAGGTAATTCATTCATTAGTTTTATTTTATTTTTATCTGTTATATAATAAAAATATGTTATTAAAACTATAATGAAAGGTAAAATACTAAATAATATTATTCCTACCCAAAATAAAGTTGTATTTAAAATATCTTTAGTTGCTATTGCAAACGCTAACATAAAAATTGATAATAATGTAACTGCTAATATAGTTACAAAATTAATAGGCGTTCTTACTATAAATTCTTTAAAATTTTTATATTTATTCATATTTTTTAATTTAAGTTAAGGCTATTATTGATTTTATTGGTATGTAAATATTTTCTTTCAACAATATAAATTCCTTTCCTACCATCCAAATAGTTGTATAAATTTTCATCTGGCCATTGTCTGTTGCGAACACTATTTCATACTTATCTTGGTAATTGTTTCCGTTTTTACAAGCTCTTTTTAATTTTTTGGTTAAATCTTTAGGCTTAATAACTTCACAAAATGTAACTTCTGTTAAATCCCTTATTGGTATTGTTGGTATATATTTACTCATGGTCTTTGTATTAGTTTAATAAATACTATAGTAGCTATTTCTGTAACTATGGACTATCTTTTGTTACTGTAGTAGCTATTTAGTAAACAAATCTGTTTACTTTTGTAAAGTTTTGTAAACTCATCTGTTTACTCATCTTTGTTTTGGTAACTGGCTTTAAATGTGTAAAAACCTAACTCTATCTTCTTAAAGTGTTCATGGTTGACATTGCCTTATTTAAAAGGTATACTTATCTGTCCGTACTCCATTAGTCAGGTTTTTACTCATCTTCTTTGTTTT